GTATTGCCTTCAGGCGGCGCCGCAGGGCAGGGGTATCCTGCTCCCGCGTATCCACCAGCACCACCATGCTCTCCAGCATCCGTTCAATCTCAAAATGGTTGTATTCCGCCATCGCGCTCAGAACGGGAGGTCGTCATCATCGTCCAGCGCCTCGAAATCCTTAGGGCCGGTTGTTTCAAAAGGCGTTGACGCCGGTCTGTCCTGACGCGGCTTATCCTTCGGCGTTTTAAACTTTCCACTGCGGATATCATCCGCCGGAATAAGCGAGCAGCATTTTGTGGTCCAGCCAGTCCGTCCGTTCATCTCCCACTCCTCGTTGCGGAACAACGCGCCTACCAACAGACCTTTGAGCTTGTTCTCGTCCCAGTCAAAGCGGAAACCCTTATTGCTGTCTTCAAAGGCAAACATAGCGTTGTTAAAGGCGTTTTTCGCCCATGCGTCCTTATCGCTGCCATCGTCTGCGGGGATGCGCAGGCGGTAGGTTCCCCGCCATTTCTTGTCTTCATACGTCTGGCCCCTGTAGTCGTCTCGGAAGAAGCCTTTTTTGTCGCCCTCTTCCACATCGAAGCTCAGGAGCAGAATGTCACCCCAGTCGTTATGCACGAGCTTTACGTCCATGATTTTGACCACATAGCCGCCCGCGGGCAGCTGCTCCCTGACATAGCTCCGTTTCGGCTCGTATCCATTGAATGCTTTCATCGTATGTACTCCTCCTGTTATTTTTCAGTATTTAAACCCCAATATTCCCGGATGGCACCGTCCACCATCTTCAGGTCGTTGTCGATTTCCAGAAGATTGAACATATCTTTAGGAGATTTCGCCGTTGTATACCCATCGGTTTGGGTTTCAAAGTGATATCGATGCCCGTCTGACCTGCAATACAGGACGACGGAGAACAGGCCCTCAACGGTGAGTTGGTTATCGAGCATTTTACCTACAGTCTTGGCCTTGATTTTACCGCTGTCTGTGATCTCGCTGTGGTGCAGCAGGTAGACGATCGTATCGTCCGGCAGATCCCGGGAAATGTAGTCGATCATGGAACGGAAGCGCACGGCGATATCCGTAAACTTCCCATAGCCAGTTTCCTTCGCGCGGTCAAAGAGTTCAAAGGCCATCAGATACTGGCTGTCGTCGATAGCATACCGCTTGTATTGCTTCTGCTTGAGTGCGGCGCCGATGGATCCATAGGTCGCGTTTTTGACAGTATTGAGTTTTTTGCGGAATGGCAGGGGCTTGTTGGCCACGCTGAAGACCAGGATTTCCCCCGGTTCAAAATTGCGCAGGCCGGTTGTTTTCCCGCTGCCGGATTCCCCGAGGATCAGGACAGGGATTCCCATTATGTATCCACCTCCTGAATAGCCAGCGGGCAGTCGTCGCCCCGCCGGGTTTCATAAATCTCATTGAGCGGTTCATAGGTCTTGACGCAGATAACGCGGGTATTTCCGCGGAAGGTTTTCCGCTTGCAAAAGGGGCACCACTGGCAAGCGAGATCCCCATTGGGGAAATGGACTTCCACGATTTCCGTACCGGTTATGTAAAAGTCAACTCCGCGGTCAGGAATCATGCGGATCACCCTCCCTCCGGATCCAGTTGCCCGAGAAATACCAATCCACAAGGGCTGTCAGGAACTCCGGCGTTTCCGGGGTATCCTGCATCCGGCCGATCCCGCAACGTACCATTGCATAAGCCGGCGCGTCTTCGCCGGAGACGCGCTTTCCGCGCTCCGGGCCAATCCCTTCGTAATACATGGTTTTCTCCCTCCTTCCAGAGCTCCATCGCGAGTTCGTCCCGTTCGGCAAAGGTCATATTTTATATGCCTCCTTGACTTCCAGCGCCCCCAATGCTACACTGTAGCTGTAAGGACCGCCTTTTTGATTCGGGTTTTCTTACGTGCCGCTTCTGACAATTGCCGTGTCGGGAGCGGCGGTTTTTGTGTTTTGGGCAAGCAACCGTCTAGCTGACGCCCAAAATGTTTGCGGCTTGATCAACTCGGTTGCCTGCAATTGACATAGCTTTAACTCAGCAAACATGGGTTCCAGTAGGGACAAGGGTGTGCCTTTCAGGATGGTATATCCGATTTTTTGTTCCGCCCATTTGGCCTTGTCCCATATATCAGGACGCAGACAGTAGACACAGTACCAATGTTGCCGCCCAGCTTTTAAGCATCCAATGCAATTTGCATGTCTGTACGTTTTATATGTATCTGGCCTACGGATGCCGATATCTTCGATGTTGCGTAATTCTATTTGGGACGTTAACGGGTAGACACATCGGTATCCTTGCTCCCCCATAATCCGTGTTCGCCGTGCGATACGCTTTTGCTCAGTTTCGTCAAACCCATACACAAGTTCGAGGCTGCTGCTATCTTGGCCAGATAGCCAGCGCGCGAACGGCTCCGTTTTAAGTTTGCGTGTGCAGATCGCAGATGATTGCATCCCGTACTTAAACGCCTTTTGTTCGACGCACACGTCAAAATGATCTTTTTGGCTCACGTCCGCCATATTGGCGTATGTGATTAGCAGGCCAAGGTACTCCGCAACTTCCCGCTTAAACCGCTTGATATCCGCATCCTCTGTGCGCGGATTAATATCGTGATTCAGCAATATCACGTTTTCCGGGCCGTACTGTCTGACGGTTTCTATGGCAGCGGAACTGTGGCCGCCACTATACAAGACAACGTGTTTCACCATTATCCTCCTTCCTCTTCAATTAATTCGATTTCCCCAGCCACGACTTCAAATTCTGGCAGCGTCTTCGCCTCATACCTTGTGTGCCTGATGACACGTATCCGGACATCTCCATCCGGGTTGAGATCAGTTACAACGGCCTCCAGCAGTTCGCCGGGCTGCGTGTAGTATCCTTGGCTGCCTGCGGTCCCACGGACGTGGTCGCCTATCTTGAAATCCATTGTCTGCAACTCCTTTGGAAACGCTTTTGCAATTGTTTTGCCCACGGGATCAGGTGTTTATCCTCCCATGCGATCAACCGCTTTTCATTCCAGCAAGCCCATATGAAAAAGATTGTCGCCAGCGTCCCGAATACAGCCTCTAATATTGCAATGGTCATGTTCTTCTCCCGCTCTCGGTCTGTGATCCAAAGAACCGATCAAAGCGGTCCCGCCCGACATACTCCCTGAACTGAACCGGATTAATATAGTAGATAAACTTGCGCCCGGTTCCTGGCACGGCATTTCCAAAAGGTAAAATGCCGCGCTGCAAGCCGATCCGGATGAACTGCTCAGACTTGCCTATGCATCGCGCCGCCGTCCTTGTACCGATCCTATCCACTGATACGCGGGGAAGCATGGGCGGCACGTCCTTGCCCATCAGGAAATCCGGAGATGCTTTCAAGGCTTCTGCCATCAGAAAAATCTTGTCTTCTCTCGGTTGATTCTTTCCGGAAAGATATTGGCTGATAGATGCTTTTGTGATGCCCGTTTTGCTTGACAGTTCGGATTGGCTCATGTGGGCCTCGTTCATAGCGTGTTTTAATCTCTCTGCAAATGTGGTTGTCATAACTAGTTCCTCCCTATAAATTGAATGATTCTCTTGCCACTATCCCAATCATGGGACTTTGCCTCTTGATTCCAAAATCAAACAGTTCAGTAATTCGTTCAGGCGTGATAAAATAAAGATGCAGTTTTCATCTCATTCCTAAAATTCTTGCCAATGCCTGTTTAACTGTTTGTTCTGCATTTTTAGGCGAGCGATGCCCATTCAGAATCGCACTGAGATATTTAGGATGCCAACCGATTTCATTTGCCAATTCCGATGCAGTAATTTTGTTTTTGTGCATTTCTCCAATTACATCACCGATCCACTGTGCAAGCATACGAAGTTTACCTCCTTCAACATTTTTGGTTGACCTTTGTAATCAATTGTGATACTATTAACGCGTCAACATCAGTAAGCAACAATTATTACATTGGTAATCATCTGCTCTTATGATAGCATACGTCGGTAATCAAGTCAACCCTATTTTGGTTACCTTTGTAATAATGTCATGTTGCACAAAATAGGAGTGTATTTTTTGTGTTTTATGACTTGTTCAAAAAGTTATGTGATGATAGGAACATTTCAGTCAGCAAAGCTTGTATTGAAATAGGACTAAGCCGTTCTATAGCAGCTAAGTGGAAAAATACGAAAACCAATCCCAGTGCGGATGTTTTACCAAAAATTGCAAAGTATTTTGGCGTATCAGTCGATTATCTCTTAGGAGCAGAAGAAAAAATGCCCGCCCTTACTTCGAAGGACGAGCGCGATATTTCTAAAAAACTTGAAGAAGCATTATCCCAACTAGAAAGCAGCCAAGAGGGCTTGATGTTTCAGGGGGAACCGCTTGATGACGCTACAAAGGAGTTGATCGCAATCAGTTTAAGAAATAGTCTGGAAATGGGTAAAAAGCTTGCAAAGCAAAAATTCACTCCAAAGAAATACAAAGGGGAACAATAATTGAATGAATACGAAAGAGCTTGTTCACGCTTTGTGTGAAGAGTATCACACAAACGATCCGTTTGAACTGGCCGATTCGATTGGAATTACAGTAACATATGAAAAATTAGGATCAGTTCAAGGATTTTATAACCAGTGCTTTCGACATAAGTTCATACATATCAATCAAGACAGCAGTGAGGAAAAGCAAAGGTTCACGTGCGCCCATGAATTAGGACATGCTATTTTGCATCCAGAAGCAAACTCGCCTTTCTTACGGGAAAACACGCTATTCTCCATTGACAAAATGGAGGTTCAGGCAAACCGGTTCGCCGTTGATCTCCTGTTCAGCGACTATGAATTACAAGATTATATTGCAAGGCCCATCACCGATGCGGCGCGGCGCATGGGGGTGACAATCCCGCTCGCGGAATATCGGATGAAATCAGTCGAGCCTGCACTATTTCATACATACTAAAAATGACATCTTGATAATGTCAGAAGGAGAATCAGTATGACTGACGAAGATATTTTACTTTAACCATCAAATCAAAAACCGCCCCCGGCGTTGGCGCGCCGAAGGCGGTTCAGGTGAAATCATACCCATGAAGATATGCTTCCCCTTACAAGAAGCATTATATCACATTGGGTTTGGTTTTGCACACCCAATTTTACCAAAAGAAAGGTGATATAATGCGAAATCCAAACCGGTATGGATCAGTGATAAAACTTTCAGGTAATCGGCGAAGGCCTTTCATGGTCAGAAGCGGCGTGTATGGTTATGATGATCGAGGCCACCCACGCTTTGATATTATAGGTTATACAGCAACGCGTGAAGAAGGCAATATCATGCTAGCGGAGTATAACCGTGATCCGTGGGATGTGGATAAGGCCAAGATCACGCTTCAGGGGCTGTTTGACTTATGGAAAGAAAAAAAGGCACCCAAGTTGGGAAGATCGAATCAAGCGTGTTTGTGTTCGGCGTTCAAGCATTGTTCAAAGCTGCTGAACATACCCTATAAAAAAATTCGATCTTACCAAATGCAGGAAACCATTGATGGGTGTGGGAAATCTTATGCCACCCAAGGGGCAATTAAAAACCTTTGGGGACATCTTGACCGGTTTGCCCTTGAACTGGATATAATAACCCGCTGCTATTCCGACTTATTAACTACCGACCCAATCCCGGAAACCTCCCGTAACCGGTT